TTCTGAACAGTTAGCAAAAAGAATTGCTAGAGGTGAAAAAGGTTCTATTTCAGAAATTGGAAAACAAATTTTAGATAATGCACTAGTTAAAACAACTGGTAAGACTGTATTAAAATCAATACCATTTGTCGGAACCGCAGCATCCATAGCAGCTATGGCCGACAGAGCTCAAGCAGGAGATTATGTGGGGGCTGGATTGGAAGCAGCATCTGAAGTTGCAGATTATATTCCAGGTGTAGGCACAGCTGCTTCATTGGGTATACAAACTCATCTTGCATACCGAGACATGAGTGATGAGGAAAGAAAAAAAGCTGTAGAGAGAAGGTCTATGCAAGCTTTAAGATCTATACAGCCACCAAGCTTTTAATAAAAATAAACCCCTAGGGTTTATAAATATTTTTATGGAATACGAAATTCAAAAGGTAATATTCAAAAATTGCACCGTTTATAATATTTTACATGAATCCAATATTTTGGGTCATGTTATTCAACATGAAAATTCAAATGTTTTGATTCAAAGTGATGAATTGCCGATAATTCCTTTGGCAGAATCTTTTGGTTTCCAAGGTCATTTTTATCTTGCCACAGAAACTGGTTATGAATCAGTAAATTTGAATTCAACTTCAGAATTTAAACCAATTTACGAATTTAAGGTAATTAACCTTGAGAATTACCTTTTGACTGAATCAGAGCTTTAAGAATATAAAAGCTATCTACAATATCAGTCACAGGATTAGATAGAGTCTTTTGATCAAACGCCAATAACAAATTGGTGTTTGTTTCTTTTGAAAAATACTCATACATCAATGCCTTGTCTGCATTTCCTTTTCCAGTTGCCATCTTTTTTGCTTTTGACGGTTCTATAATTGTTAGTGGAACTGCAGCTTTGTAGAGTTTATGTTTAAAGATTCCCATGTTTTCAGCAAGGTTAAAAACTTTTCCTTTTGAACCAAAAGAATAACCTTCAACTGCAACATCAGAAGCCCCGACACAAAGATTAATGGCCCAATCAGAAATTGTGTCAAACCTATCAACATCGGCTACGTATTCCTGAAAACTTTCACCCGTGATGTTTGGCAAAATTTTATCTGCGTATTTTTTAGTATTTGTCAGGTAGTAGAAAAAACAATTATCAAATGTAAATGGCTTTCTCTCGTCGTATAGACAGAGACAAGGGCATGTTATCGAATAATCTACACCTATTAACATGTGGAACATAGATATTTATTCTTCGTACCAAGGCCAGTCACAGAACCTTTCTTTCATAATATTATCTATCCACGGATAATAATGGCAAACTTTCATTGCCCCGTTGTCTATTACATTCCCGGAAGATGGATCTACACCGAAGAATGATATGATTCCTGCCAATTTTCCAGAATCTTCAAAAATTCCGCCACCAGAATCACCGTAGTAAACCGAGCCATTGAGTGCAAGCATTCTCATTACTTGACCGTTATCTTCAATTAGAGAACCGTAATAACGCATGACGCCCTTCTCGCTGACCTTTTTGTAGCCAAGGCTCCATCCAACAGTAATAAGTTCCTCCCCCGGAATCAGATCCCATGTTATTTTTGAAAGTTCTGCTGGAGGTTCATAGCAATCTTCTTCCAGAATACAAAGAACAATATCATTCATTGGATAACCTGGAACATATGGACTTGCTTTATGCACTTTACCTATTCTTAAAAATTGACCACCATGAGTCCAAAAATATTTTGGAGGATCATCGGACAACGCAAAACAATGCTGTGCACTCAGTATTGCGTTTCTGTGAATAAGAACTGCAGACCCGATTACATCACCCGCTTGTGTAACTATAGCACCTACACAGGAGTAGCGGTCGTCCTCAGCTAGTCCGATGGAATCGTACTTCGAAGAATCCAATAAGAATGCGGGGACTTCCGCTACTCCTTGTGTTTTTTCCTGTTCAGATTCAACTTGTTTTGGAGGAGACGATAGCGAATTGCAAGCAGTGCTTGTCGCCATCACGACTGCGAGGATTAATGCCCTCAGCAACATGGCAAAAATATTTAGAATAAAAAACCCCCTTTCGGGGGGTAAAATCTTTTGATTTTTATCAATATCTTAGACTAAGGGTGATGTATTTCAAAATGACAATTTGCACATAAGACATCACATTTATCTAATTCTTTTTTAGTTTTTTCCCAAGATTGTGGTACACCTTTATGTGATAAACCAAAATCTTTTTGTGTTGGATCTCTGTGATGAAACTGAAGAGCAGCTACACACTTATTATAACCACATTTTTGACATTTACCGCCTTTATACTCCAAACATTTTTGTTTTCTTCTTTGTCTGTATAAGGTAACAGCACAACCATTGCATGTGCCTTTTCTGTGTCCATTTTTGCGATTATAAACATACTCTCTTTGACAACGAGTACAGGTGGTATTCATACTATTATTTAGTATTAGCACCACCTGTACTGCCATCAATTATCTGGAGCGACAGGATTTGAACCTGTAACCAATCCGTTAACAGCGGATTGCACCACCGTTGTGCTACGCTCCATAGAAAATCAGACTATCTGGCAACCACCAGCACCACAGGCAAATTCCTTTGCCGACTCAGTATTGTCTTCTGCCTCATATTTAGAGAGCTCCTTGAAGTTAACTTTAACCTTTGGGTGCGCTGCATATGTTGCAGAATCAATTTGCTCAAATGGAGCCTGAGCGTATGTGTGATTGTCACCACCGGGAAGGAACGAGATGCCTGTTGCGACATCGAAGTTTTCCCAGAGCCAGTTACCGACCTCAAGGAACTCTGAATCCTTGTAGTTGACGGTGATTGATGGCTTGTGGTGGCAGTAATGTTCCTGATAAGTCTTCCACAGATCCAAGTGATCCAATGCACGGAGATCTTCCGTTGTAGTTGTACCCTTTGGAGCCTTCATAGCAAAGGTGAAGACCGCTGTATTATTAGGATTGATCACATCATCTTCGCAAGGAACGCCTTGATCCTTCATGAGGTTATAAATTGGATCCTTTTTATCAATACGAATTCTACGATAATAGTGTTCCGCATAACGTGGGTGAAGACCTGATGCAGAATCAACAAGGCATGAGGTTGTTCCCTCTGGCTTCACGCATGTGATGGACTTGCTTGGATTGATACCAAGCTTCTCTGCCCACTTCATGTTTGTTGCAGTTGCGTGATCGCGGAGGGTTTCGAGTAGACGTACCAACTTTGGCTTGCCTTCGAGCCCACTGGTCAACTTGTTGTCATAGATTCCAGTCATGCTGACACCAAGTAGACGCTCTTCTTCGCAGTTCTTCTTCCATTCAGAACGAAGATATGGAAAGTCAACAAATGTTGATTGAACTGTGCCGATGATGGTGGCAATCTCAATCTTCTTCTTCAGAGATGCTGCTGTATCGTCAGGACGAACAACGACTGTTGAAAGATTGCAAAATTCAAATGGCTTTAAAATAATCTCTGAACACGGATTTGTTCCGTACTCACAGGTTTCATCACGACCCCATTTGGCTGCTTGCTCCTGCAATGCCCTGCGGTTAATCATTCCGCGCTCACCGCTGTGGCTGTTGTATAGCGAAGTCCATTCCTCAAGGAACTGACCCATTGGTGGACGACCACGATATACAGCAGAGTTGTTGGCGTATGAACGGAAACCAGCCTGCTCCCACCATGCACCACTCTTGCAAAGTGCCATCTCACGATCTGAAAGATCGCTGAGAGAAATCATGGCAGAACGACGAACACCACCGACGATAACTGCGTTTGCAATGGCACAGCAGATGTCGTGGCACTCAAGAGCAGTGAGTCTACGTCCCTGTGCATTGTAGAACACCTTGACAATAAACTTGAATAGATTGTCAAGAGGAGCGGGACCACTTGCACGACCACCAAAGGTCTTTAGTCTTGCACCCGACGGACGAATCTTACTGAGATCCCACTTAACGTGGCGACCAGCATAAAGATGATCCATCAAGAATCTAACTGAGTTGCCCCAACCTTCTTTAGAGTCTTCAACAACGTAAGTGATGTTGAAGGCTTTTTCAATCTTGTTTGCAACTTGTGGAAGTTTATCTGTGTATTGGTGCTCAACAGAATAACCGACACCAGTTCCATTCATGAGAATTACAAAAAGTTCTGCAAATGAATCAAGGCTGTCAATTGGCAAGTACGAGCAATTGTACAAGCAAGTGTTGTCATGATCCAGAGCAGTGCCTGCAGTCATTAGACTGCGCATGGAAGGCAGAACCTCAAGATTGAGGATTGCTTCTTTTACGTCAGGACGCTCTGCAAGTTGCGGAACTTTACCTGTAAAATAATTCCACCAACGGTCTACACATTCATCCCAGGTTTCTCTGCGATTCTTTTCAGGAATCCAGCGAGAATAACGCGAGATGAAAATAAACGATTGAAATGGTGACAAATTTTCTGCCATAATAGGCTACTCCTTGGTTGGTGTCTTTATTTAGTTGTTAGAGTTTTCCACGAAACTGGGAAGAGTGGAGCAACAATTTTATCTATTGCTTCAGCATATTTTTGAATTTCCCATTGTGCGTGGCTATCGATTCTCAAATTATAAACGCGGGCAAATGCGTAGAGAGAACCAGTCCACACAAATTCCGTATAAGTTCCTTGGGGGAGAATAGATCTTGCCTGTTCTGGCGCAACACCATCGACCAACAGACGATTGTAAAGATCAATACATTCCTTTGCAATTCCTTCATATTCTTGTCTTAGTTTGATGCAAAGATCCATATCTTCAATTGCACCGGAACTGCCTTGCTTTGCTCCGTTTGTTGGGGCACCACGCCACAGAGGAATATAAACCTCGGGCTCAAATGTGACATATCTCCGGCTGACTTCATTCATGACAAGACCGATTTGGTGCTTTCCGAGTTGTGCACGGACAAAAATTGGACATTTTATTCTCAAACTGATTTGAGAGTGGCAGAATGGAGTAAAGTGATTGTGCTTTGCAAGATAATTAATAAGTTTAGCATCACGGTCAGACAATTTTTTTTCACGATAGCCTGTCCAATTATGTTCGCCATCCCAATCACTTTCCTTGTTAAAGGAAACGCGAGCAGCATTGACAACGCTGAGATCAGATCCCATGTAGTCAACCAGTTGAACGTGACCGTGATCTAGAACTTTAATATTAGTCTGATCCGCGTTTTGCGTCGTCTCTGTCATCTGTATCCTCTTCATCATCATCTATAAGTTCAATAGTAACGCCATCAATCTTGGT